TGCTGCAGGTTTGTCAGGTCAAAACGCACTTGGCGCACAATCTGCAGTTTCATGGCAAGGCAATCCGCTCGGCTTGCAACTTGTAGTGGATAGCAATTTCGCTGCCAAGACAATGATCATCACTCGAGTTGGACAAGGCACAGGCGATGCTTATGAATTTTACGAAAGCATTAGAGGTTTGATGAGCGTTGAAGTGCCAGCCACACTTGGGCGCACAATGAGCTTTCACGGTTATGTTTCAACCTTTGCCGCAATTAGCGGCATGATCCGCAAGATCACACAGGCTTAGCCTTAGGCGGGCAAACCGCTCATGGCAACATACAACACAGCGAGCAAGCAACTACTAGATAACTATGCGGTAGTTGCTACGCTCGAGCCATCACCTATTGAAGTAGGGCAATCGGTAACGGTTGGCAGCTTAGGCGCACCATTTAACGGCACTTTCACAGTGCTTGCATGCCCACAGTTTTTATTTACTGGGGTGGATGGTGCAACAGGTGAATTTTTGTTTGACTACACAACCCCAGTGCCTAACCAAATTCTTTACGCCTGCACAGGTGCAGATGTTGAATTTGTTGCAACTTATGCCGGTGTCATTACCTACACTCAGGTTTGCACATGGATCACAGCAACCAATATCGAGGATTGGTTAGGGATAGGCACAGCAACCGCAGCTGATACAGCGTTTTTGACGCAATGCGCGGCAGCTGCAAACGCATTTTGTTACAGGCGCAGACAAGAGGCAGGCTATTTTGACAGCCTTACAACTTCGCCTAGTGGTGATGTAACGCTGGGCACGATCATGTATGGCGGCAATCTTTACAGGCAGCGCGGCGCAGTAACAGATTTTGCAAGCTTTGATGGCATGGCGGCAGGCGGCACAAACGGGCTTTCACCAATGATCAAACAGTTGTTAGGCGTGAACAGGGCAACGGTTGCCTAATGCCAGTCGCCTACACAGATCTATTTAATGTGGCGCTTGATAATCTCACAACAAGTATTGGCGCAATCTTGGGCATCAGCGTGGTAAACGATCCACGAAACGCAAACCCGCCATGCGCTTTTATAGATGCACCCAGCTTTACGGGCTGGAATTACAACATAGTCAAAATGGCTTTTCCGGTGCGCCTAATAACGCTTGGACCGGGCAACCTTGACGCACAACGAAACCTTTTGAACATGATGAGCAAACTATTGGCAGCCAACTTGGGCATCACGGATGGCAGACCAACAGTAGCCATCATTGGTGGCGCAGAGTATCCCGCCTATGATGTAACTGTAAACATGCAATCACAAACGGCTTAGAGGTAAAACATGGCAACATACATTGTTACAAGCGACAGGCTTGCAGGGTTTAAACGCGGCGATCAGCTCGAAGCCAAAGACATTGATGGCGACATTGAGCACCTAATTGAAGCCGGGCACATATCCCCACAAGGCTCAAAAAAATCTGCTAAAACTAAAGACACAGACACAGAAAAGGAATAACTCAAAATGGCGACAACTGTTTATCTCTCAAACCCGGCACTCACAATCAACTCGGTTGATCTTACAGATCAGGCAACCAGTGCAACATTGACATTTGCCTATGATCAACTTGAAACAACCGCATTTGGGCAAACCGCTCGAGTGTTTGGTGGCTCGGCAGTAACATCGCTGCAAAACAACACATTTGAAGTTGAGTTGTTTCAAAGTTATGCAGCAAGCGAAACTGAAGCCAGCATTTATAGCTTGGTTGGTATTCAAACGACTATCACGGTTTCACCAACTGCAGCTGGACTTGTAACCCCAAGTGCAACCGCGCCAAAATACACTTTGACAGGCGCTTACCTTTCGAGCCACACGCCAATCAATGCGAGCTTGGGTGAGCTCAGCACAATTACGCTGACTTTCACAGGTGGCACACTTACTAAAGCCACTTCATGATCTCGCGGCTTAAGCCGCTGAGAAATACAAACGCAAGACCGCAAGAGCGAAGCCTTGCCCGAGAAAGGAAACAAAATGCAATTAACGCTTAAAGCCGTATTTACTGACGGCACAACGCAAACCATTGAAACCAATTTGGCAACTGTGGTTGCATGGGAAAGAAAATATAGGCGCAAAGCATCCGAGATGGCATCCGGCATTGGTGTCGAGGATCTTGCTTTTATGTGTTACACAGCATCACAAAAAGCGGGCGTAACTGTGCCAGCCACACTTGATCTTTACATTGACAAACTGCGAAACATCGAGGTGGTAGATCAGAACATCCCAAAAGTAGGCGAGGAAGTTTAAGATATGCGCTTGCCGAAATCTTGGTTGCAACAGGGTTTTGGGGTGCTGAAACATTTGAAATTGATGATGTGAACACCGTGATTGAAATCCTTAACAGACAAAGCCGGGCAAAATAATGGCTTACACAGCGCGCATAGAGGTGCATGGCATTAAAGAAGCATTGGCTGAGCTCAATAGCTTTGATCCGAAATACCGCAGGCAGGTAACTAAAGACATTGCTAATGCTGGGCAAAAAATTATTACCAGCGCTCGAGACATGATCAAAAACTTTGATAACAGCGAAGGCAATGGCGCGCCGCTATCGGGCATGTATAAATCAAAGCTTGTTAAAGGGCGTGATGTGTATTGGGATAACAACACTGTGCGCGCAGGTTTCAAAGTAAAAGTTGGTGCAGCCGCACAACGGCAAAGAATAGTTACTTTTAAAGATAAATTTGATCCTGAGACAAACCCGCGTGAAAGCCACAATGTGCTGTTTAAGGCGAAGCCTTATCAGTTGATGGTGATCCAACAAAAAGATGCTGCCGGCGCAATTTATGATCATGCAGGCAGGCGCACCAAAGGCATATTTGTAACAAATCTAAATGCTGAGGTTGGTTTAGAGCCACGCGCTATTGATCCAGCTGTGGACATGCACAAAGAAACAGTTGAGCAAGAGGTGCTGGCAATTGTCGAAAAGGTTATGGAAAAAGTAAACAGAAATTTGCAGGTGCGCTATGGCAATTAACATCCCAATCATCTCAAGCCTTGATAGCAAAGGTTTTGAAAAAGCGGCGCTCGAGTTTAAGAGCCTTGAAACAAACAGCCAAAAAGCTGGCTTTGTTATGGAAAAAGCTTTTTTGCCGGCTGTGGCTGCACTTGCAGGGCTCACGGCTGCAGCTGGATTATCGGTAAAAGCTGCGATAGAGGATGAAGCCGCACAAGCTCAATTGGCTAAAACTTTGCAAAATGTTGTGGGTGCAACTGAAGGACAGATCGCTGCGGTTGAAGCAAGCGTGGCGGCGATGCAAATGGCTACCGGTGTTTCGGATAGTGAATTGCGCCCGGCTTTCGCAAGTTTGACGCGCGGCACAAAAGATTTGCAGGAAGCAAACAAGGCGCTTGCTTTGGCAATGGATATCAGCGCTAGCACTTCTGCCGATTTGCAGAGCGTGAGCGATGCCTTAGCGCTTGCCTACGGGGGCAACACTAAAGCACTAGCCAAACTTAGCCCTGAGCTAAAAGTTGCAATTAAAGAGGGTGCAACGCTAGATCAGGTGATGGGCACACTTACAAAAACTTTTGGTGGCTCAGCTGCAGTTGCAGCCGGCACAGCCGAAGGTCAGTTCAGGCGGCTAGGTGTCGCACTCGATGAAGCCAAAGAAAGCATAGGCAAAGCGTTATTGCCAGCTATTGAAGCAATCTTGCCGTTGCTCGTAACTTTCGGCAACTGGGCAGCCGAGCACACAGGCATCATCACAGCGCTTGGCATTGCCATCGCGTCAGTAGCGGCAGCCATCGTTGCTTACAAGACCGCGCAGGTGCTCGCTAACGCAGTAACAGTTGTGGCTACCGCACTTAATTTTGCTAACGCTGCATCACTTGCAGCTGTTGCTACAGCTGGCACAGCGGGTGTTGCTGCGGCAGGTATCGCGGCAGGTTTGGTCTTGGTTGGCGGCGCAATGCTTGTATTTAAAAACCAAAACAAGGCTGCAGCCGTAGCAACCACAGAGCTGGGCACATCAGCAAAAAGCACAGCTCAAGACATGGGCAGGCTTGGTTTCACTCTTGATTATATTCGCGGCACAAAAATCGCTGAATACATGGCAGAAACAGAAAAAGAAACAAAGAAAGTTGCAACCGGCACAGGTAGCGCAGCCGATAAAGCCAAAGAGCTTGCAGAAAAAACAACTGAAGCCGCCAAAGCATTGCGCGAATATATGGGTGCGGCACTCGATGACGCTAAAAGCAAACTGGACAAAGCACAAAGCGCCTTTGATAGTTTCAGCGGATCAGTTGCACAAGTCATCACAGATGCACTCAATTTTGGTAAAGCATTTGAGGAAGGCGGCGAGGATGCCGGCACAACCTTTTTTAGTGCACTACAAAAACAGGCAGACAAAACAAAAGAATTTGGTGATTTAGTTGAGCAATTGCTTGCTGCGGGTTTATCTCAAGATGCGTTGCAACAAGTCATTGATGCCGGCATAGATAGCGGCTCAGCAATCGCCAAAGAGCTCTTAGCGTCATCAGAAAATGTTTTGCGGGCAAACACCCTTGTAGAGCAAACCCAAGCCATTGCCGAGCGCATAGGTGAGCTTTCAGCACAAAAGTTTTATGGTGCGGGCGTATCAAATGCCAAAGCATATTTGCGTGGGGTCGAGGAAGCGTTAGCGGCAGCTGAAAGCCGTTTATCGCGCAAAGGTATAAATTTTGCAGATGTTAAAGGCATCAGCACAAGCTTTACTGAAGCGATCAGTGCGCCAAGTGTGTCGCCCGTAGTGATGCCAAACATTGCTGAGCTTGATGCTCGGCGCAATGGCGGCGCTGTAACTATCAATGTGAACAGCCAGCTAGCAACAAAATCTGAAGTAGGGCAAGCGGTAACTGATGCGCTGCGCGCCTACAATCGTACAGCTGGACCGGCACAGTTTGAGATTGCATAATGTCAGGCGTTGCAGTAGTTGGCTCAGGTAACTATGAGCTGTTTATTGACACAGGCTTTGTGCAAGATGCGTTTTTGCTTGATGATGCAACCGCAGGCGTTTTAGATAACACAACTTATGTTCTTGACGGCACAACAAACTTTGCTGGGGTGCTTGATGGTTGCACAAATGTTTCGGTAAGGCGCGGCAGACAAGATCAAGGCGATCAGTTTTCGCCCGGCACAATGAGTTTTACCATGCTTGACACCACAGGCATTTTTAATCCGTTTGATGAAACTTCGCCATATTGGGATGAGACAACACAGCAACCGGGTTTAGCACCATTGCGGCGCGTAAAACTGCAACGCTACGATGCCACCAACACGGCACAAGACATTTTTAACGGCTACATCATTAACTATGATTACAATTTTGCGCTGGGCGGTTTGGACACAGTAACGGTTTTTTGTGCTGACCAGTTTTATTTGTTGGCGCAAACCGTCATGGATGAATTTAATGTCAGCGAGGAATTATCCAGCGCGCGGCTTTCAGCTGTGTTAGATCTACCTGAGGTAGCTTTTCCAGTAGCTCAACGCGATATCCAAACAGGCACAGTTACTCTTGGCGGCGCAGCCGCGTTTACAGTGCCGCAGGGCACAAATGTTTCACAATATTGTTCACAAATAAACCAAGCCGAGCAAGGCAGGTTGTTTATGACACGCTCAGGTGATCTGCGTTTTGAGCCAAGAATAGGCAACACGCTTAGCGGATCAGTTGCAGATTTCCATGATGATGGCACAAATTTTAAATTTAACGGGGTGGGCATAAGTTTTGAAGCGGATCAAGTTGTTAATCGAGCAACGGTAACTATTGCAGGCGGCAGCCCACAAACCGCAGATGACGCAGCAAGCCAAGCAACCTATTTTGTGCAAGCGGTAAACATCAGCGAAAGTCTTTTGCACAACGATGCCGCAGCATTGGCGCTTGCAGAATACTTGCTAGTGCCCCAACCTGAGCCGCGCTATACAAGCGTTGAAACCCAATTCAACATGCTCACAACCGCCCAAAAAGATGTGCTGGCAACAATAGAAATTGGTAACACAATCACCATTGAAAAAACGATTGGTGCAACCGAGCTTGCCCAAGAGCTAGCAATTGAAGGCATTGAGCAC